CGACGAGGCGCAGATCCTCACGGAGAAGGCTCTTGAGGACATGGTCGCCGCAGCGAACCAGTCACGCCATCCGGCGGGTGCGCTGCTGTTCTTCATCGGGACTCCACCTCGACAGATTGACCCCGGCGAGGAGTTTTCGAATCGTCGCGATAAAGCACTCAAGGGCGAGGACCCGAATGGTCGGGTCCGCTTGACGCGGGGTGACGCTGTGTACGTCGAGTGCTCAGCCGACCGCGGTGCCGATCCTGACGACCGCCAGCAGTGGGAGATCGCCAATCCGTCTTACCCGGACCGAACGCCGGTCGAGTCGATGCTCCGAATGCGTGAGCAGTTGACCAACGACGCATCGTTCTTGCGCGAGGCGCTGGGCATCTGGGACCCGAAGCACGCGGGCGGTGTTATCCCCCGCGACTCGTGGGACATGGTCGGCGACGTGCATTCGGTGGCCGTCGACCGGTTCGCTCTCGGGATTGAGGTCGGACCAGACCAAGCGTCAGCCGCGGTCGTCCTGGCCGGCGCACGCTCGGACTCTCGGTGGCATGTCGAGCTCGACGAGCACCGCCAGGGCGCGACATGGTTGCCGCCCTACATTGAGGGGCTTGTCGCTGCCAACCCGCAGATTCGCGCGGTCGTCGGGGATGTGGGCGGGCCACTCGCCGCGTTCGTTGACAAGGATGCCCGTGGGCGCTACGTCCTCAAGGGAACGAAGACCGTCGTCACGGCCCCGACCGTCAAGGAACTCGGCTCAGGCTGCTCGAATCTGCTCGCCGCGGTCGTCACGGCGTCTCTCGCGCACATCGGACAGCCGCAGCTGACCGGCGCGGTTGCTGTGGCGGGGAAGCGCGCGCTCGGGGACACGGGACTCTGGACGTTCTCGCGCATGTCGTCGGCCAGTGACATCACGCCTGTGCTCGCCATGAACCTCGCCCTGATCGGGGCGCAGTCCGACAACGTCAAGCGCCCCGGGCGACAACGCACCGAGGGCGCACCTAAGCGAAGGGCGGTGGTCCTGTAGTGGAGACCGTCCGGGTACTCGGGTTGACCGAGGATGAGCAGCGCACTCTCGACAGCCTGGTGAAGCGACTGGGCGACCGCGAGTCCCGCAACATCGTTCGGCTCGGTTACTACGACATGGAGCGTGTCGGGCGTCGCCTGTCGACCATTGCGCCCCAGTACTACGGGCTGGGGCTCACGCTCGGATGGTGCGCGAAAGGCGTGGATTCCCTCGCTCGCCGCTGCAATCTCGATGGGTTCGTGTGGCCGGACGGAGATCTTGACGCGCTCGGGTACCGCGAGGTGTGGGACGCGAACTTCCTCGCCACCGAGGTCGCTTCGGCCCGCCTGTCCTCGCTGATCCACGGCGTCTCCTTCATGGTGACCACGAAGGGCAGAGACGGCGAGCCGGACGTGCTGATCCACGCGAAGGACGCGCTCAACGCGACTGGCGAATGGAACACCCGGCGCCGCGCGCTAGACAGTCTCCTGTCGATCACCGACCGTGACGACAAGGGCCAGCCGACAACCCTCGTGCTCTACCTGCCCGACCTGACAATCACGGCCGCCAATGACGGCGGCTGGCGCGTCACGGACCGCCAGGAGCACGCCTGGGGCGTCCCGGCCGAGCCTCTGGTCTACCGGCCAAGGACGGGCAGGGAGTTCGGGTCGTCGCGAATCTCCCGGGCTGCGATGGGTTTCCACGCGGCAGCGATCCGCACCTTGATGCGCCTTGAAGGACACTCGGACGTGTTCTCGTGGCCGGACATGTGGCTAATGGGCGCCGATGAGTCGATCTTCACGAACTCGGACGGCACCACGAAGACCGCCTGGCAGGTGGCGCTGGGGCGCATCAAATCCATCCCCGACGACCCGGACCGCGAGGGTGACCCCAACGCGCGGGCCGACGTAAAGCAGTTCCAGGCCGCCTCCCCCGGGCCGCACCTGGACAGCCTCAACGCCTACGCCAAGTTGTTCGCCCACGAGATGGACCTCGCTGCCGACGCCCTGGCGATCAAGGAGATGGCCAACCCTCAGAGCGCGGACGCCTACATCGCGTCGCGCGAGGAGCTGATCGCGGCGGCGGAGGCTGCGACCGACGATTGGTCTACTCCGCTACGGCGGACGATGGTGCGTGCGCTCGCGATGCGCAACGGTGAGGCTGACGTGCCTGCCGAGTGGCTGACGATCGCGGCCAAGTGGCGCTCGCCGATGTACCTCTCTCGTGCCGCGCAGGCCGACGCGGGGTCGAAGCAGTTGGCTGCCGTTCCGTGGCTGGCTGAGACCGAGGTCGGTCTGGAGTTGCTGGGCCTCGACGCCCAGCAGCGGGCGCGGGCGATGGCCGAGAAACGGCGCGCGCAGGCGCGGGCGTCCATCGCCGCCTTGACGTCGCCAACTCAGGCCGATGCCGTCGCTGGCTGAGGTCGAGCAGTTCCAGGCGGCCGTCGCGCGACTATCTTCGGCATCAGTCGACGCCCTGGCGTCGGCGTGGCCCGAGGTGGATCCGTTCGACACGAGTCGTGTCGCGGCCCTGATTCGCACGGTAGGTGAGACCTACGGGGACGCTGCGGCAACGATGGCGGCCGATTGGTATGAATCCCTCCGTGCCGATGCCGGGGCGTCTGGGTCATATTCGGCTGAGCTGGTGGCTGATTTGCCGCGAGAACGAGCGACGGCGCTAGCGCGGTGGGGAACCGAACCTCTCTATCGCCCGTCGCCCGATGCCATTTCGGCCCTTTCGCTCATCTCGGGTGGCTTGCAGCGCATGGTCGCCAACGCGGCTCGTGACACGATCACCACGGCCGCCCTAGCGGATGACGGTGCGAACGGCTGGGCGCGGCACGCATCCCCGAACGCCTGCGCATTCTGCGCGATGCTGGCGACGCGCGGGGCGGTATACAAGACGCAGGCCGGAGCGCTATCCGTCACGGGCGTCAACCTGGGCGGCACTGACTACTGGAAGATGCGCAGAACCGGGGCCACTCGCGAGGGGATCTTGCGGGGGTCGCGGGCCACGACGATCGACCAAGGCGGCCGCAAGGGCCGCGCTACGAAGCGTCCCCTTGGTGAGCGATACCACGACCACTGTCACTGTGTCGCGATCCCGGTCTTCGGGACCTACGAGCCGGCCCCCTATGTGGCGGGGTGGCGTCAGGTGTACGCCGATTCGAAGGTCCGCCGACCTGGTGGAGCGATCGACACGAAGGCCACCCTCGCCGAGATGCGCAGCGCTCTCGGCACTCACTGACCTACCCCCGAACGCGGGGGGCGAGCGCGACGGCTGCGCCCAAAGCCGGGCACCACCTGACGAGGCACGGAGATGCGCATGACCGACACCACCCAAACCGACGCGGACGCAACGGCGAAGGACTCCGCCCCCGAGACCTTCACGCAGTCCGACGTCGACCGCATCGTGCGGGAGCGCGTCCAGCGCGAGCGGGCGAAGTACGCCGACTACGACGCGCTCAAGGCCAAGGCCGAGGGCGCCAAGACGGTGGAGGACCGCCTAGCCGAAATGGAGAAGCGGACCGCCGCCGCCGAGGCGAGCGCGCTTCGCAGCGACGTCGCGGCCAGATACGGCATCAGCGCCGAGGACCGCGACCTGCTCCTGACCGGAACGGATGCGGAAACCCTGGAGGCGCAAGCCAAGCGGCTCGCAGAGCAGGAGTCGGAGCGCAAGAAGAAGGCCAACATCGTGCCCCGCGAGGGCAACAACCCCAAGGCAACGGGTGGGGACGAAGAGCGCGAGTTCGTTCGCAAGCTCTTCGGTCGCGCCACTGCCGAGTAACCCCTCAAGGAGGGAACCCCATGGCTGTTTTCGCAACCGGGTCGCTCACGATCCCGAAGCAGAAGATCGCGCCCTGGCTGGGCAAGATCAAGAACGGGTCCGCCGTGGCGACCCTGTCCACTCCCATGCCGATGACCTTCGGTGAGGGTGAGTCGTGGACGTTCGACATCGGCGAAGCCGAGTACGTCGCCGAGGGCGGCGCCAAGGGCGCGTCCACCGTCACCGCGACGACCAAGACCATCAAGCCGTTCAAGTTCCACAAGACCCTCCGGTTCAACGAGGAGGTTCTGTGGGCCGACGAGGACCGTCAGTTGGAGGTTATCCAGGAGATCTTGGACCTCATCCAGCCGGCTCTTTCGCGCGCACTCGACTTCGGCGTGTTCCACGAGG